AGTATGTTTGAAGGTGGTTTAGTATTTACAATGGATCAAGACTGGACTAAGAGTGTTATAGAGGAATCAGCAGCGTTTCCTTATGGAAAACATGATGATATTCATGATACGTGTGTTCAAGCGTTATTAAGAATACGTGATGGCTTTCTAGTAACGCACCCTGATGACCCTGAAGATGAGGATTATGAAACAAGAAAACAACGTGGCCAAGTCAAACATTATTACTCTTAACATTAGACCTAAGGGTAAACCGATCAGTAACGAAACGTTACTACGAATGGAAGATGACTATGTCGCTAATCGTTTAGTTGAAAATGCAATGGAAATTGCTAATAAAGTCGATATTAAAGGATTTGCTATGGTCGCATGGGACGAAAAAGGAGTTCCTTGTATCGCTTGGCAAACGGGCCACCCTCAAAATTTAATTAGTAACCAGATGCTTCCAAGCTTTACACAAACATGTTTTTCGAATATAACAAACGAAAGAACATCAACCCCGGAGGATTTTGAAGATGATGGATAGAAAAATGAAAAATTATTCAGTCGCAGATGTTGCTGCAGCGAATAAAAGATTTTATGAAAAGTACCCTGGCTGTAAAGAGGATGCTGCAATGTTAAAAAAAGCGATGTTAAATCCTGGTGATGAAATCGTTAAAGAAGTTGAAGCAGAACAAGAAGCTAGAGCTAAGATGATGAGCAAACTTGAAATTGAAATAGAGGTATCGTAATGAGTAATAAGTACAAAAGATTAGAAGGTCTTAAAGAAGCTCTTAAAGAAGGTTTTGAACATACTAATAAAGCAAGAGTAGAAATGTCGCCAGACGAAGAACTGATGAAAAAAGAGGCGAGAAAAATGTCACCAGTTTCTGATCGTGATATAAAAATTTTAGAAGATAAAGCGAAGAAATCAGCAAAAGATCCAGAAAGACCAAAATTTAAAGAAGAAGATTTTGCAGATGTCTAAAGATATTGATAAATACGAAGGTATAGAAGAACTTAGAAAAGATGTTCCAGCTAAAAAAGGTTCAATGGGAGAAATGATTGAATCATTTGCAAGTGATAGAACACCTATTCGTAAAATGAAGTCTAATGAAATTGTTCCTAAGAAAAAACCTAAAGAGATGAGAGAAAAAGGTGCGAAACAAAGACAGCGTCAATTAAATGAAGCAATATCATTATTAGAAAAAGGTTCAATGGGATATAAAGCTGCAGAGGATGAAGGCTTTACTCATACTAATAAAGCAAAGTCATTTAATGATGATGGAGATATGGATGAGTAAAGGATATCAAATCGAAACTGAAAAAGGATTAACTGCTTTAACACAAAATATAAAAGGCATAAGTTACGATCCACTTGCGGGTGTTAAAGAAGCAAAAAAAGAAGGATTTGAACATACCAATCCAGCAAGAATTAATATGAGACCAGAAGAAGAAATACCAATTCAAAAAGAAACTTTTAAAAAAGGACCTAAAACTCAATTAGAAAGATCAGGTGCAACTCCTGGTGGTATGTTTACTAAATCAACCGGCGGTATGTTTTAATGACTAAAATGACAGCCGGATCAGGTTCAGGTTTAGGAAGATTACAAAATTCAAAAATAACAGGAGCTAGAATGAAAAAAAATAAAAAGAAAAATATGAAGAAAGCTGATTTAAATAAAGATGGTAAGCTTTCTAGTTATGAAAAAAAACGTGGCATGGCGATAATGAAAGCTATGGCGAAGAAGAAGAAAAAAGGTGGCAAAAAAAGCTAAAGGCTTTGGCGTAGATAATTACGTCAAGAAAAAGTCTAAGCGAAGAAAAGGCCAAAACGCTAAGAGACCTAATAAGTCATACACAAAAAAGAAAAGCAGAGGACAAGGTAAAGCTTAATGTCAGATGATAGTGAAAGATTAGCTGGTATTAAAGATGCTAAGAAAGAAGGATTTACTCATACTAATAAAGCTAAAGTTAATGGAAAAGAATTTGACCCAGAAGGTTCTGGGTACGATTATAAAACAGCAAAAGAATTAGGATATACTAAAGATAAAAAAGGTCATCTTCCTAGTAGAGATTATAAATCTGGTATGTTACTTAAAGGTAAAGAGCATCCTACTTTTGAAAAAGGAGTAGAAGCAGATAAAAAATTAGGATATAGATTAGAAAAAAAAGGAAATAGATATTATACAATTAAAGATTAAAAATGATGAAAAAATGTGGAAGTAAAAAATATGGCAAGAAGAACAAGAATAAGACCAAAAAGAAGAAAAGAAAAGCCAATTAAAACCTCTGTAAAGTCCGGTAATTTTAGACCAACTAAATCAGGAGCGGGTATGACTCGTAAAGGTGTTAGAGCTTATAGACGAGCTAATCCTGGTTCTAAATTACAAACAGCAGTAACTGAAAAAAATCCTAAAGGTAAACGTGCAGCGAGAAGAAGAAGCTATTGCGCAAGATCATTAGGCCAATTAAAACGTTCTTCTGCTAAAACTAGAAATAACCCAAATAGTAGAATAAGACAAGCTCGTAGAAGATGGCGCTGCTAAAATAATACTAGAACTTTTGTTCAGCTTTGTTTATAATAAAAGTTATGGACTCAAAAGATTTTAAATTACAAATTAAAAATAAGTTAAAAGAAGCTCTTTCTAAGGGCCAATCTACTTATCATTTTAAACAAAGACAAAGTCGCCCTAGAGCCCAAGAAAATATTATAAATCCTAAGTTAAAAGGAATTTAATAAATGGCAAAAGCACCTAAAACGACAGGTGAACATATCATAGCTCTGTATGGTCATATTACTGGATTAAAAAAAGAATTAAGTACAATTAAAAATAATCACTTAAAACATATGCATGAAGATATTGATAAATTGGGCGGCAAGATAGATAAAATCTATTGGGTATTACTAGCGGCGGTGGGGGCTGTCGCAATAATGTTGTTAGGTAAAATAATATGAAGATTAGTGAAAACACCAATATTGGTTTACCATTAAAAAATTTATTAGGTTTAATTTCAGCTATTGTTATAGGTGCATGGTTCAGCTTTACTGTAATTGAAAGACTTAACAATCTTGAGACAAAAAATAAATTATTCGAAAAAGATTTATTAGAAGCAAGTGTTCAAAAGCCAGTAGACCAGGAACAATTTATGCTCTTAGAATGGCAGGCTAAACAAATAGAAAAAATGCAAAAACAATTAGAAGATAATGTGCATACAGGTGTAATGTTAGATCAACATACTAAAGAAATTGAAAAAATGAAAAAAGATATTGAAAAATTAAAAGACGCAACAAGAGATATTAAATTTGCAAACGGAAATGGTAAACATTAATGATAGAAATGGTTGTAGCACTTTGTATGTATCTTGGGGAAAAAATGATTGAACATTCTCCTAAAAAATCTTTGTCTGAATGTTTAGAAACTAAAAGAAAAATTGAAAGAAACACAGATAGCGGTAATTCACATGTTAAATGTGCTGTAGTTAAAGCTAAAGTTTATGTAGATGAACACGGAATTAAAAGAATAGAAGAAATAAAAGAGCACTAATGAAGTACATGTTACACATATTATTATGCTCTTACATAGAGGGTGTATGTATGCCTCCGCTAGAAGGCGGGTATTATCCTAACTATTTTGAGTGTCTTGAAAAAGGCTATAAGAAAAGTCATAATATTGTAATGGCATTAGGAGAAGAAGATGTGATTAAAGAAAAATACTTTATTAAATTTAGATGTGTTGAAATGGGAGAACCTGCATGAATGCTGGTAATTTTCAAGAATATGATTATAATAATGAATACGAAGAATGCGAATGGAGGCAATAGGCCTAGTAATTTACAAAATCATACCGATATGGTATCTAAATACTAATAAGGAGTTAGACATGTTTAATCCATTAGACTTTATTGATTATAAAAAATCAAAAGAATTCTGGACTAGTTATTCAAGCAAAGTATCTCAGTTTTACAAAGACTGGGCAGCTGATGTGAAAGCTATGTTCGACAAATAATACCTTTTGTTTAAGTTTGGTCGCCAGGATAATTTACTTTATTCTGGCGATTTTTTTGTTTATAAAGTAATGATAGATTGTATTTTGGTATGAACCAGGAGGTATTATGTATTTATGAGTAAACCAGGACTGTATGCAAACATTAACAAAAGGCGTAAAGCTGGTAAGAGTAGACCTAAATCAAAATCAACGATTTCAAAAAAGCAATACGCTAAAATGAAAAGAGGATTTAAATGAGTAAAGATAAAAAGCAAAAGAAAGTTGCTAAAGTAATGAGAGAATATAAAAAAGGTAAATTACCAATAGGCAAATCTAAGAAAAAAGTTAAATCAAGAAAACAAGCTGTCGCAATTGCTCTTTCGGAAGCTGGTTTATCTAAAAAGAAAAAAAGAGCTTAATGGTATTAAGTAGAACAGGATTCGGACAACAAATGAGTAAGCCTAAAAATAAAAAAAGAAAAGTTAAAAAACAATATTTAGCTGGAACATCAGGAGAATTAAGAAAAAAAAGAAAAGCTGCTCTATTAAAGTTAAATAAAAATAATAAAGGTTCAGGTGTTTTACCAGGAGATAAAAAAGGTGGAAAGTTTGTAGGTTCAAAAAAAGAAAGTAAACATAATAAAAAGTTTAGGAGAATGTATGGGTAAGTCAAGTTCAAGCACAGCGACAGCAATTAAAAATAAATCTAAAAAAACGGGAGTTCCTGTTTCAAAAATTAGAGCTATTTATAATAGAGGTTTAGCAGCATATAGAACAAGTGGTCACCGTAAAGGAGTAACTCCTCAAGCATGGGCTATGGCAAGAGTTAATTCAGCTCTTACTGGAGGAAAAGCTGCGAAAGTTGATAAAGATATTTTAAAAGGTAAAAAAGATAAAAATAGAAAAGCAGACGGAACTAAAAAGAAAAACAAAAAAGGCAAAGCATAATGGCATTAGAAGTTGAATTAGAAAAAAAGAAACTAGAGTATACCAACGAAGATGGTGAAAAAGTTTTAGTTGATATAGATCAAGACGAAACTGATAAAGACGAAGAAGTTTTTGAATCAAATCACTATTCTAATTTAGCAGAAGAACTTGAAGAAAATCAAATTAGAAATATTGGTAAAGATTTAATTAAAGCTTTTGAAGATGATAAGAACTCAAGAAAGCAATGGGAAGATCAATATTCTAAAGGATTAAAAATGTTAGGCGTAGTTGTAGAGGATCGTAATGATCCTTTTCCAGGTGCTTCAGGTGTTCATCATCCATTAATGTCAGAAGCGGCAACTCAATTTCAAGCTAGAGCGGTTGCTGAAATGTTTCCAGCAGGCGGCCCTGTTAAAACTCAAATCTATGGAAAACAAACTGATAAAAAAGTAGAACAAGCTCAGCGTGTTCAAGACTTTATGAATTATCAAGTTACATCTCAAATTACAGATTACTTTAATGAATTAGATCAAATGTTATTTTATTTAGCACTCGCAGGTTCTGCTTTTAAAAAATTATATTTTGATAATACATTAGATAGAATTTGTAGTAAGTTTGTTCCAGCAGAAGATTTTGTCATCTCATATCAAAATACAGATTTAGAAACAGCAGAGAGATATACACAAGTTATGAAACTCTCTCGTAATGAAATTAAAAAATATCAAATCTCAGGATTTTACAGAGATATACCTTTAAATAAAAGTGAAAGTGATACTCAATCGGATCAAGTAGAAGATACTATTCAAAGATTAGAAGGTATGTCACCTTCAGCTTCTGATAAGATGCATACTGTATTAGAAGTACATGCTGATTTAGATTTAGGTGAAGATAAAAATGGAATCGCTTTACCTTATATTGTAACTATTGATTATGATTCTAGTCAAGTTTTAGCTATTAGAAGAAATTGGAAAGAAGATGATACTCTTAAAAGAAAAAGAACTTATTTTATTCATTATAAATATTTACCAGGCTTAGGATTCTACGGCTTTGGTTTAATTCAAATGATCGGCGGTTTACAACACGCTTCTACTGGAGCATTGAGAGCTTTATTAGATTCAGCTGCATTTAGTAATTTAAATGGAGGCTTTAGAGCTAAAGGTGCAAGAATAGAAGGCGGCGATATAACAGTTTCTCCCGGAGAGTGGGTGGAGGTTGAAGCTTACGGAGATGATCTTCGTAAGTCATTTATCCCTCTACCATTTAAAGAACCTTCACCTACTCTTTTAAATTTATTAGGCGTACTTACAGAATCAGGTAGACGTTTTGCAAGTATTGCAGATGCAATGGTTGGTCAATCTGCAGGTAGTGGTCCAGTTGGAACTACGATAGCTCTAATTGAACAAGGAAGTAAAGTATTCTCTGCTATTCATAAAAGATTACACCAAGCACAAGGTAGAGAATTTAAATTAATCTACGAACTGAATGGAGAATATTTAGATGATGAATATCCTTATGAAGTTATTGGCGAAACTAAAAAAATACGAAGAAAAGATTTTGATAGTGCTATCAATGTCGTCCCTGTTAGCGATCCTAATATATTTAGTCAGGCTCAGCGAATTGCGTTAGCTCAAACTGGACTACAATTAGCACAACAAGCACCTCAAATTATAGATGTTAAAGAAGCTTATAGAAGATTTTTACAGTCATTAAATGTACCTGAATATAATGATCTAATGATTGAAGATGAAGATATACCAAGACGAGATCCAGTATCAGAGAATATGGCAATATTAAATGGAAAACCTATTAAAGTATTTGAAGAACAAGATCACGCTGCACATATTATGGTTCATCAACAATTTATGCAAGATCCTAGATTTGCAGGAAGCGATGAAGCAAAACAAGTTTTATATGGACAGATGTTAGCTCATATTGGTCAACATACTGCTTATTTATATCAACAACAAATGCAAGCTCAATTACCAGAAGGTATACCTGTATCATCAGGAGAAATTAATAAAGAACTTAAAGATGAAGATACTAAAGAAATTTCTATCGAAGAAGAAAATAGAATTGCAGCAGCTGCTGCACAAGCTGCGCAAAATTTAATGGGTAGTATGCCACCAAGTCCTGAACAACAAAAACAACAAATGGAGATGCAAGAGAAGCAAGCTAACTTACAACTTAAAGCTGAAGAATTAAATATTAGAAAAGCTAGATTTGAAGAGGGAAGAGTAAATAATCAAAGAATGCAAGATAGAAAAGATGCTGAAACTAAAGCGAAGATAGTAGAGACAGCATCAAGAGTAGCGAAAAGAGATAAGTAATGGCTGTAAAAGGCGAAGAAGTAAGGCAAGCTAAAAAGTTTTTAGAGAACAAAAAATACTCTATTCAAAAAGTAAAACCTAGATTATTTGCAACTGTTGCAAAAGATTTAAATATTAAATTTAACGATTTATTAGAAAGGGTTGAAAAGGCTATCGATGTCAGAGATGCTCATTCAAGCAATAAAAAAACAGATCAATAATTATAAAGATAATTTAGGTAAAAATCTGTTGTCAAAAGGTGTAGAAAACATACAAGAATTCAAACGCATACACGGTATGTCACAGGGTTTGGATAAATCATTAGAAATAATAAATGAAACTTTAGAAAAGTATAGGAAAGGAAATATAGAAGAAGATGATTAGTTCTGATATTTGGGCAACGGACAATAATGTGCCAACACCAGAAAAGGTACCCACACCTGCTGGTTATAGAATTTTAATTAGACCGAAAGGTGTAGTTGAAAAAACAAAAGGCGGAATATATTTAACTGATAATAACAAAGAACAACAAAGTTATTTAAATTCTGTCGGTCAAGTTATCGCAATGGGACCAGAATGTTACTCTGATAGAAAAGCTCCTTGGTGTAAAGTAGGAGATTGGGTAGTATTTGGTCGTTACGCAGGAGCAAAAATTTCTGTACAAAAAGTTAAGATGGTGATAATTAATGACGATGAGATATTAGCAACACTGGACAATTCAGAGGTTGTATCTCAACAATTATAATATACGTTAGTTTAGACTAATGACAACATAGGAGTAACTATGATAGAAGAAGAAAAGAAAGAGCAAGAAGAACTAGAAGTCAATTTAGGAGAAAATCCAGAGGACAAAGAAATTGAAGTCCCTGAAAATCCAATTGATAAATATATTTCTGAAGCTCAAGAGGAAGAGAAAGTAGAAGTTAAAAAGCAAGAGGAAAAGCCAAAGGCTCCTCCTTACTCTGAAGATATGCCTTATTCTGAGAAAGTTCGTAAAAGAATTGCAAAAGAAGTGGCAAAAAGAGCAGAAGCTGAACAAAAAGCTGTTGAACTAGAACAAAGATTATTAGAACTTGAGAAAAAAACTTATGAAGTTGCTGGTAAATCTTTATCTAATCAGTATCAATCAGTATCTGCAGAGCTTAAATCAGCAATCGAAGATGGTAATACTGATAAACAAGTAGAACTATACGAAAAAATGGCTGATTTAAGAGGTCAAATGCAAAAAACTTCTGAATATGTTGAATCTCAACCTAAAAAAGAGGATAAAAAAGAAGTAAATACTCCTCCTTTAGCAAGAGATTGGGTAAAAATGAATGCAAAATGGTTTAATAAGCCTGGTTTTAGAAAAGAAACTGCTATGGCTTATGGAATTGATGCAGAACTTACAGAAGAAGGGTGGGATGTGAATGACCCTGAGTATTATGAAGAAATGGATAGACGACTAAAAGCTAGTGGTCTTAAACACTTCACAAAATCAGACGAAAACACTTCCAATGATGACCAAAATGTGGTACAAAAAGCTAACAGAGTGCAATCTCCAGTTGCTGGAGTTAGTCGTAAAAAAACTAGTAACAGTAATAGAGTTAAGCTAACTGCGGATGATCTAGCAACAGCTAGAAATTTCGGCATTGATATCAATGATGAAGCGGCACTAAAACGGTTTGCTAAAGAAGTAAAAAACTTTAGCACCAATACGTGACAGATAGGAGCACGACATGAATAAAGACAATAAGATAAAACACGAAACTAGAGTTGAAAGTTCAACTAGAGTTTCACAATGGCGCCCAAGTAATTTACTTGAAGCTCCTGAACCAAGACCTGGTTTCAAACAGCGATGGATTGCAACTATGGTATTAGGACAGGAACAGCCAACAAATGTTGCTAAACGTATGAGAGAAGGTTGGCAACCTCGTGACATTAAAACTGTCAAGAATGCTCAAAACTTTCCTACGATTGAACATGGCAAATTTGCTGGTTACATTGGAGTTGAAGGAATGGTACTCTGTGAAATGCCAGAAGAAATGGTAAACCAACGTAATGAATATTACGCTCAAATGACTGAAAACTTAATGAGATCAGTCGAACAAGATATTCACAAAGTAGAACAACCTGGAAATCCAATTAGTAAAACCTTCAAGACTGAAGTTACAAGAGGCGGCTTTAAAGAGTAAAAAAAGCAACTTATAACTTAGGAGGTTATAACTATGGCAAACGTAAATGCCCCTCAAGGTTTTATACCTTTGAGACACTTAACAGGTGGAGTTATCAGACCCCAAGAATATCCTATTGC